GAGCACTTTTCCCTTGGTGAGGCTGAAGTAGAAGCAAATAACCGGTTAACGATGAAGTTAATCGGTCAGCTGCAATACAACAACTTTCACGTGGGAGAGGTGTTTCATACTCGGCAGCAGGCCGCTAATATGGTCGGTGACGTCACTCGACGTATCGGGAGCTGTATGAGAAATCTACGCTCTGGAAACGTCGGGGGCGCTATCGCCGCATTAGGGGGCTCAAACAGTGCTGGACGCCGAGGCGATGCCGGGCGAATTACCCGGCTCGTCGGTGGGGTTCCGGAGCAGTATCTTGCACTCATGTATGGGTGGAAGCCGCTGCTTTCGGACGTCTATAACAGTGTTGAAATCTGTCGTCAGGCCTACAGTGATGACGGTAATGTGGTCCGAGCACAGGATTACGTCGGTGTCAAGCTCCCTAACAAGAGCCATTTCATCGACGCGGATCCAGGCTGGGGCCCCAGTATCGAGTACATCGCTTCAGGCAGGAAAGTCTCTGTAAAGGGATTTATAGACTATAGCATAAGTGGAACAGGATTGTTACACTCGCTATCCCAACTGGGGATCACCAATCCGGCCGGTTTGGCATGGGAGTTACTCCCACTGTCATTCGTGGTCGATTGGTTTCTACCAGTCGGTCAGTTTCTGAATGGTTTGAATTACGCTCTGGGACTCTCTTTCGTAAAAGGGTCCTATTGCTTCAAACACCATCAGACTTGGCGGTCTCGGCTAGTTCGTACTCAAGGAACCAGACCTGGCGGTTACACTGCCAGCTGGTCCGGGGGTACTGGGTCCGGAGAAGGGTTCTATATGCGCAGAAATGTGCTACATACGTTCCCTCTCCCTCCCTTGCCGACCTTCAAAGATCCTTTCTCTCCGACCCATATGGCAGAAGGGTTGTCCCTCCTGTCACAGGCGTTCTCTGGTAACATAGCAGATTCGTATAGTTACTAGACGCGCTGATCCTCCTTGTCAGGCATTCTGCTTGTCAAGGTTCATCAACTAATCACGAAGGTAAACTTCATGACGACTCTCACTCTGACGGATGCCGCGGGCACTCCGGTAAACCGGTCCTTCCCTTTGTCGTTCAGTACTCCAGACCTTTCGGTCTATAAGGATTACACGACGAATTCGGGAGTCCCGGCGGGAGCGGGCGTGGCGTCGCTTTCCCTCAAGGAAAATGCGAACGGCACGATCCGCGTAACCGGCAAATTGGTTCTTCCGTCCATGGAAACATTGGATGGGGCGACCTATGCCACCAAAGCCTTCGAATGTATCGGAGACTTTGTTATGGTTTTCCCAAACAGGGCGTCACTCCAGAATCGCAAAGACTTGAAGGCGATGTTGATCGACCTTCTCGGCGATGCGCTGGTTACGTCTGCTGTGGAAAGCTTCGTCCATCCCGTGTAACTGAGTTACACTAGATTTGAGCGGGTTTTCCCGCAAAGGAACTTATCATGTTTGTCCGAGACAACACGACCTGTCCCAATTGTGGGGAATGTCAGACTTTCGATTTTTCAGTAAGCGAGGTTGATTCTGACGTCTCCGAAAGCTTCTTAGTGACTGCTGAATGCATTCACTGTAGTCGCCGATGGAGGCGTCATTTCTTCTTCGCCGGCTGTCTCGAATTTCTCCACAACATATTAGATGTTGTGAATGCTGACGAGCTGTCGCCATACTTACTTGGACTATATTCTTCGTTCAGGTCGTTGAAAAGCGACCTGAACTCGGAGTTCCGAGCTAAGTTCCTGAGATGCTTGAGGGGTTTCCTCTCAGCAAATCGGGTTCATATGGCGGTTTTCAGGAACCCTATTCTTCTTGCGTCATTAAAACTGATGCGAGAGGAAGAGGGATCTGATGTGATCCTTACAGATCACCGCTTTAACCGCTTGGTTCGCCTTTAGCAAGCGAACTCACATCCAATGGAGAGTTTATGAAAGAGCACGAGCTCAATCGTCACGCTGAGGTAGCAGAAGCTATCCTGCGCGCTCTCGATTGTCCCCGTGCCCTAGCAGTAGTAATATTGCTTCGGCACAAGATGTGGGACGAAATCGCTAATCTACGATTGAACCCCTTGGATTTCAATGACCCAGACGCTTTCTTCAAGGCCCATCAGGCCACGAAGCTTTTGAGTAAAGCTAAGTGGCTGCCGACGAGCTTTGACAAGCGCCAGGTCGCCAAGGATAAGTTCGTAGAGTCCGAGGAGCTCTGTCGCTTAACAAACGTCACTTGGGGAGCCTACCGTCGGTCGAAGCTAAAACTTCAACCCGACTTGGAGCAGGTAATTCACTCTGCTCGAAGAAAAATCGGTAAGGTTCTCGGTGATGACTTGTATAAGTGGACAGAGCTCTGTGATTTCGGACCTGGAGCAGACGGTTCTACTGAGCGCGGAATGACTTCCGCATACAATAAATTGTCAACACCAGGATGCGTTACTTTCGGGGCTTACCCCTACTTGAACACTTTCTGTGAACTAACGTCCATAGGAAGGCTTTTCGTAGGGAACCTCGAAACGGGGCGTCTCAATTTAGAGATGTCTCGGGGTAACGCGGTCACATTTGTTCCTAAGAGTGCGAAGACCGATAGGCCCATCGCCGTCGAACCAAGGTGGAATATTTTCTTCCAGAAGGGAATGGGACGTTACATTCGTAACCGTCTCAAACACTTCGGGGTGAACCTAGACTACCAGGGTCTGAACCAAGCGTTGGCAACCTATTCGTCGTATACTGGTAAGTATGCGACTATTGATCTCGCATCCGCTTCCGACACTGTATCAAAGGAGGTAGTTCTGGCATTGTTGCCGGAACCGTGGCTCACCGTGCTTGCCGCTATGAGAAGCCCTTCGTATCGCCTTGATGGCGAATGGAAGAGTTACCACAAGTGGTCAAGCATGGGTAATGGCTATACTTTCGAACTCGAAAGTTTGCTATTTTGGGCCCTTTGTAGTTCAGTAAACGAGGATGTCGCTATTTATGGCGACGACCTCGTGGTCCCTACAGAGTCATTTGAAACAATCGTTAGGGTCCTTGAGTTTTGTGGCTTCAAAGTTAAT